TTATTGTCTTATAATTCAGCTTTAAACTCTGTTTTTATTGGTGGGTGGACCATAAATAATACAACTCCAACAAATCCAACAATCATAGCTGGAGGCACAGACGCTAAAATAGAAGCTGCGAGTTTAACTTTGACGACACAAGGTGGTGGACCAAATTCAAATATTATTTTAAATTCAGAAGCTCCAATATATTTTGGAAATGGAACCAATCCACAATTAGTAAAATTTGGAGATGTTAGTTTTGTTCCAACTGCATGGGTTGATGCACCTTCATCAACAACCGCATATGCTACGTTAAGAATTCGTTCTGGTGAAACTGTTAGTGCGCCAAATGATGGAGAAATATGGAATGATGGTACACACTTATACGGAATAATAAATGGAAACTTAAAAGTTTTAGAAGATTTTTTACCAAGGTACCAAGTTGCATACGGCAATTTATTATCTGGTATAACTGGCTCAACAAACTTTACATATAATGGAACTAGTTTTAAATTAAATGTTGGATTAGGAAGTGACTCTATAGGTGTTTCAGCAACTGGGCAAATAGATATAAATCCAAACAGCAGTGTTACAAATTTATATAATTATACCAATGTAGATATTTTATCTAAAACGAGTACTGGTTTAATATATTTTAGAGAACAAAATACTGCCGCCCTACATGGAGATATAACTTATTCAACTTCAGCTACAGATGGTTTATTTAGATGGGCTGGTAAATCTAGATTTGCAAGTCTAAGCGCAACAACGCTTTCTGGTGGCACAATTTATTCTGGCACAACAGCATTATCTACTGTAATTGATAGATATTCTTCAAGGGTAAAGGCGGGATCAAATATAACAACTGGCGGCACTTCTAGTAATCAAACTATAAACACAGCGTCAAAAATGGGGGTTGATAGTATTTCATTTTCTGGTAGTGTAACTGGTGGAACTAATACAATACTAAAATCTCATTATTTATTTTTAGAAAATACAAGAATTGTTGGGTCGGCAACTCTATCAAGTGGTGCCGCAACTGTTAATACATCAGATGTGAACACTGCTGACTCATTGATATTTCTAACCGTTCAAAATTTAGTTGGACCTCCAATGGCTCAACCTGTATATGTAAATAATATTGTAAACAACACAAGTTTTCAAATATTATCACCAGACCCAGGAGATAATTCAACTGTGGCCTGGATGATTATAAAGTATTAAGATTTTTATAACCTATTTATTAACAAACAATTAGCGTTAATAAGTATGGTTTTAACCAAAGAACAGCGTCGTACAGAAAAGGTAAAGTGTGTAATGGACCCGTTGTATTATTTAAATACATACGGTCATGTGTTTGATGCGAAGGAAAAAAAGGTAATGCCAATGAAGTGTTTTGAGTATCAAAAAACTTGCATTAGAGGTTTCCACGATTTTCAAAATAATATTGTATTAAAGAGCAGGCAAACTGGTTTAAGTGTAATTACTGCAGGGTATGTTGCATGGAGATTAATGTTTAGATATGAAGAAAAGATTTTAATTATTGCAAATGACGGCGCTGGAGCAAGAAGGTTCTTGGCCACAGTAAAGCAGTTTATAGATAATACGCCAGCGTGGCTTAGACCAGAAGATACACCGACAAACAATCAATCAAAATTAGAATTTTCAAATAAATCTTGGGTTGAAGCAAAGGCAAGTTCGCCAAATGCTGGTCGTGGAGAATCGTTAACCATGCTTGTGTTAGATGAAACGGCCTTTATAAAAGATGATGCTGCAATTTGGATGGGTGCTGGTATGGCCCTTTCTGCAACAAAAGGTAAATGTATAATGATTTCTACACCAAATGGCGCTTCAGGTCTTTATCATGAAACTTGGCTTGGTGCCATAAATAGAAAAAACGATTTTAATAATTTAAGTGTTCACTGGACACAAAACCCTCAATGTTCTGAAGGAATTGTATTTAGAAAAGATCCTATTACACAAAAAGAATCTCCTTGGAGTCCATGGTATGAAGAGCAGTGTCAACGTTTAAGTTATGACACTGTTAAGATTGCGCAAGAGTTAGATTTATCATTTGAAGGATCTAAATATTTAGCAATTGATGGTGAAATAATACAAAGATATGCCAACATGGTTAGAAACGAAAAACCAGTTGACTTTATTAAATATGATTGGCTTTATAAGGGAACTCAAAATGCTGGTTCATTTGTAACTAATGAAACAAATTTTCATGTTTTTAAAAGGCCTGAAGTAGGTAAATCATACATCGTGGCGTGTCTGCCTCCAGGAGAAAAAGTGTTGACTCACAATGGGTTAAAGAATATAGAGGATGTTACGTTTGAAGATAAATTGATGGATAAAGACGGGTTTGAGGTTGAAATAAAGAACATTCAGATAACCCGAAATGTTGACGATCATGTTTATTCTATTAGGCCTTCGAATACATTCAGAAAGACAAAATTTACGTCCAATCACCCTATTTTAGCCTGCAATGACTATAATCTGAAGAGAAATTACAATCCAAATCATGATATCTACAGTTTTAATGAAAGGTTTTGGGACTTGGATTATAAATTTATAAATGCCTCTGAATTAAAACCTGGCGATTGGCTCATTTATCCAAATATCTATTTTAATAAAGATAAAGACCTTGATTTTATAAAAGAAAAATTTAAAGTGCATGGCACTGGTCTGAGAGAAGATTTTAGGATAGATGAGAACATTGCTCTTGATGAAGAATTTTGGTGGTTTGTTGGGCTTTGGTTGGCTGAAGGTTGGGTGGAAAATTATTCCAAATCAGATTATAGCATAGTTACATCACACAATCTGAATACCGAAATCGAATTAGTAGAAAGGATTACCACACTCTTCAAGAAATATGACAGGGATGTTTTTGCCATTCCTTGTATTGAGGATAATTCTATAAAGGCTCAGTTTAATTGTAAGCAAATTGCAACTTTTTTAACTGAAAATTTTGGCAAATATGCTGATGGTAAATACATCAACGAATGGGTCAAATATCTTCCTGAAAAATTTAAAATCAAACTGGTAGAAGGTTATTTGAACGGAGATGGCTCCTGGTTTAAAGACACAAGACGTGGTAATTCCACGATTTCATTTGTTAGCGTTTCCTTGAATTTGCTGGAAGATTTTCAAGACATCTTGTTCTCTTTAGGAGTTATTTCTAGCCTGGCGTTGCTAAGAAATGAGAAAGTGACTAAGATAAAAGACAGGGTTGTTCACCAGAAAAAGACTTACCAATTATCGACCTGTCATTATGATAGTCTGTTATTGGCTGAAAAAATGGGATACACACACGATTTCAAGGTCAAAAATAAAAGAATTATAAAAGACTGTTTTTTGAGCAAAGACAGGCAGTTTATACACTTTAGAATAAAGGATATTGAAAAAGAAAATTACCAAGGCGATGTGTATAATTTTGAAACAGAAACACATACATTTTTATGCAAAAACATAACAACTCACAACTGTGACGTTGCTCGTGGCGATGGAAAAGATTATTCTACAATACAAGTTCTTGATGTTGAAACATTAGAGCAGGTTGCTGAATATAGAGAAAAAATAGGTGCTGACTTATTTCCGTATTTAATTGACTGGGTTGGCAGGGTTTATAACAATGCTTTTGTGGTTGTAGAGGCCAATTCATTTGGTTTGGGTGTTGGATATGATCTTAGAGATAAACTTCAATACAAGCGTTTGTTTTACTCTAAAAACACACAAGAAATGCATGTGCGTCCCTATGATTATAAGATTGACCTTGGTGTTGAAATTCCAGGTTTCCAATCGACAAAAACATCAAGGCCAGCTGTTGTTAAATCTATTGTGGAGCATCTTAGGGAGGGTGGTATAATAATTCACTCTCAAAGATTAGTTGGCGAAATGTCGACTTTTATTATGAATGGCGATAGACCAGAAGCTGAAAAAGGTTACAACGATGACTTGCTCATGGCTTATGGAATTGGTCTTTATGTAAGAGATACTGAATACGGAAATGTGTCCGCAACTGTTAATATGCATAAAGCAATGTTGGATGCAATGACTTTTTCAACAAGTTCATCTTCTGGGTTTATGAAGCCAGAAGATGATGGAAAGCCCAAAAAAGATATAGATGTTCCAACTGGTGGCGGAGGTTTATTCTTTGGAAACGGAGATTCTAACGACGATGATGACCTAAGTTGGCTTACAAAATAATTTTAACTATTTATATTTCATCATTTAATACCTATTTTTTAAAAAATTAGTCCGATATGGCAGATAATCAACAAAATAATAGACAAGAAAGCGTTTTTCAAGGCGTTTTAGACGCTATTAATGGCGGAAAAAAAAGAGTGGCAGAAATGCCAGGTTCTCCAACTCACTTTACTGGTGCACAAACACCTGGCACAAGTTCAGATAATAGCGTTGAAAATATACAACAACAATATTTAGATTGGCAGGTTAATAAAATGGCTCACAATCTATATCAAAGAACTTTGTATTTTGATACAGACAGATTACAGGCCTATCAAGATTATAGAGCAATGGATATGTCTCCAGAAATTGCTGCAGCTCTTAATATTATTAGAGATGAAGCTTTAACAAGAGGAGCTGGTGGAGATATAATTGAAATTTATTCAGACAATGCAAGAATTAAAGAAGTAATTAAAGATTTATTACACAAAAGATTAAACATAGAATTCAATGCAAAGTTGTGGATTCGTGATCTCGTAAAATATGGAGATTACTTTGTTCATTTACACATTGATAAAGATGAAGGTATTTATGACTTTCAAACATTGCGTCCAGAAGATGTGCACAGAGAAGATGGTTATGATGGTAAACCTGGAGCTGTTAGATTTAGATACGACATGGTTAATGAATATTTCGAAGAGTGGCAGATAGCCCACTTTAGACTTATTGAAGACACCATGAAAATTCCTTATGGTCGTTCTATTTTGGACCCAGCTAGAAAACTTTGGAAACAATTGCAATTAGCCGAAGATTCAATGTTGGTTTATCGTATTACTAGAGCACCAGAGAGAAGGGTTTTTTATATTGAAGTTGGAAATTTAGAAGATGGAGATGTAAAAACTTATGTTCAAAAAATTCAAAACCAATTAAAAAAACAACCCATAGTTGATTCAAGAACTGGTAACATAAATATGAAATATAATCCTATGAACATTACAGAGGATTATTTTATTCCAATTAGAGGAGATAAGTCTTCTAGAATTGATACGTTGCCAGGTGCTAGTAATTTATCAGACATTCAAGATATTGAATATTTACAAAATAAATTATTTGCCTCTTTACAAGTTCCTAAAGCATATTTAAACTATGCAGAGTCAATGCCAGGCGGAAGCACTCTTTCTCAAGCTGACCTTAGATTTGCAAGAACTATTAATGGTATTCAAGAAGTATTTTTAATGGAGCTTCGTAGAGTTGTAAACATACATTTATATTTTGCTGGATTTAAAGATGATATCGACAATTTTACTTTAACTCTTACAAACCCATCAACACAACAAGAATTATTAAAACTAGAAACTCAAAAAGCTAGACTTGAAGTAGCAAACGAATATTACAAACCAGATGCTACATCATTTACTTCTTGGACTTGGGTTATGGAAAACATTCTTGGTTTTTCTAAACAAGAAATTAAATTAATTCTTAAACAGAAAAAAGTTGAGAAGAAAATTTTTGCAGAAATTGATGCAGCAGTTGATACCTATAAAAAAATTGGTTTATTTGCCGATCTTGATGCAAAATATGAAATTCCAGGTGCTGTTGCTAAACCATCAGAAGATGGTGGCGGTGGAGATATGGGCGGTGGCTCAGGTGGCGCTTCTAGTAGCTTGTTAGGTGGCGGTGATATGGGAATGCCTGGAGGTTTACCTGGAGAAGATCTTGGCGGAGAAACTGGCGGAGATACTGGTGGAGCTCCTGGTGAAGGGCTTGGAGAAGAGCCATCGGCAGAGCCAACACCTGGTGACGAAGAAGCACCAATTTCTGAAGGAAATAAAAAATTAAAAAGGTTAATGAAGGAGTCCGAAGAAAGATTTGGAAATTATCTTGATGATTTATTGGGAGAAGATGAATTAAATGTTGAAGTTGATTCCACATTAATACAAAACAATAATAAGTTAAGTTTTAGAACAAAACAATTATTTGAAAGAATACAAAAAAATATTGATTTAGATAATGGAAAATCTAGCGGATTAATTCAAGAGGTGACTGTGAATGCAGAGGAAACTTTGTTTACAAACAATGAAAAGCTTTTAAATCAAACCCAAGATATGATGACAACTTTAGAAAATTTATTTAAACCAAGAGTTATAGAAGAAATTCAAGAAGTTGAGGCAGAAGAAATTGAAGAAGAAGAAAATTTTGAATCTGATTTAAAAAACAACTTATTTGAGTCTGATATTATAGATGAAATTTCTAATGACTCTGATGAAAATATAACGCCTACAGATGAAGTTTGACGACCTTTATAATGTCAATGACACGTACAAGATAAAACATGATTTGGAAAAAATTAAGCAAATTATAGCAGATATAGAAAAAGATATCACTGAATTTCTTGGTCCAAATAAGTTTAAATCTAGGGGTGTAAAAGCTAGAGGAAAAATCTCTAGACTTAAAAATAATGTTTTACCAGAACTTTCACGTAAATTGCTGAAAACTAGACAAGATTGGGACAGCGAATATTAATTTGCTAATTTAATTGTTTTTGCTATATTTGTAATATGGCAAAAGCACAATTAAAATTTGATCTAGAAAACCCAGATGATAGAAGAGCTCATTTGAGATGTGTTAAATCTACAGACATGGCTATTATTCTATTTCAGCTTGCTCATAATTTAAAAAAAGAGTGCGAATTTGAAATTGAATCCTTAAGTAAAGACGAAGTCCTTGATTTGGTTTTTGAAAAAATAAATGCGCTTTTTGAAGACAATGGAATTAAGCTAGAAGAACTTATTGATTAATTTGTTTTTGTCTAGTAATTTAACTAATTTCGCAAATATATTTCTGTCGGTATAATGGAATCAAACAATTTAACATGTAATCAAAAGAATTGTAACTGTGGAAAACAACATGTCTATACTGATGAGTTTACAAATTTAGCCAAAACAAACGAAGGGCACGCCATAGAACTATTTCAGGAGAAAAGGGATGTGTTAAAACAAGAGGTTCAAAAACTGGAAAATGCTAGTAATAGAACCAGACCAATGGCTCACTTGCATCTTCACACATATCATTCGATTCTTGATGGCGCTGGTAACATGGATGACTATGTTAGATTAGCAAGGGAGTTTAAGCACCCAGCAATAGCAATTACAGATCACGGAACAGTTTCAGGAACTTTTGAATTTTGGAAAAAATGTAAGGCGGCAGGTATCAAACCTATTATTGGATTAGAGGCGTATGTCAACAATCAAATGGGTGAGTTTGAAGATTATAAAAAAGGAGAAGGCAAATCAACGCACCAATCTATATTTGTTAAAAATCAGGAGGGCTATGTTAATCTTAACAAATTAGTATACAAATCTTTCACAGAAGGCTTCTATAATCGTGGCCGTATAAAAACAGAATGGCTTCTTGAAAATAAAAATGGTTTGCTTATTACCACTTCATGTGTTGGTAGTGAGATGTCAAAGCTTGTCAGAGATGGAAAAGAGGCAGAGGCTGAAGAATATCTTAAAATTTTAATGCGTGAGTTTGGAGACGATTTAGTAGCTGAATTACAATTTAATGAATTTGATGGGCAAAAAATTTATAATGCTTGGATTGTCAGAATGATAAAAAAGTATAGTCTCATGCCTATACTTACAAATGATGTTCACTATGCTTTTCCTGGAGAGGCAGTTTTACAAGATACTCTAATAGCAATTAATTATAAGCAAAAATTAAGCGAATTAACATTTAAATTAAGTACTCGAAACTTATTTTTTGCTAATGGTGATGACTTTCATATTTTTAATAAAAAATTTGGTTTTAATTATCCTGAAGAATTTGTAAATCTTTGCTTGGATAACACATTAAAAGTTGCCGAAAAATGTAGTTTTGATTTTGATACCAAAACAGAAAAGTTTCCAGTTTATGAAGCTTCTCAAAAAGTGGAAGAGGTATTCAAAACTAAAAACACAAAAGAAATAATAACTAGACTTTCTTTTTTTAAATTAAAGCAAAGAATAAAAGATTACAAAGAAAATAATATTGTAGTTATTACGCCAGAAAAAGAAAAGGAATATTACGATAGGCTTGCTTTTGAGTTACAAGTAATTGAAGAAAAGGGTGCACTTGATTATTTTTTAGTTTACTGGGAGCTCATCAATGATTATACTAGTAAGGGTTACACAATAGGGCCTGGAAGGGGTTCCGCAGGTGGGTGTTTATTATCTTATTGTTTAGAAATTACAGATATTGATCCTATAAGGTTTGATTTGTATTTTGAACGTTTTATGAACCCTACCAGAAAATCAATGCCAGATATTGATGTGGATTTTGAAAAAGACACAGATCATATCACCGATCAATTCCTTTATGAGAAATATGGCAGGAACAGAGTTATAAATGTTTCTACATTTACAACATTTTCTGAAAAAAACACATTGAAAGATGTGACAAGAGCACACTTTGGAGAAGAATTCACATCTCAAGATTCTGATGTGGAAGCCGTGACAAAAGCAATGCCAGTTTGGGATAAAGTAGAAACTTCTTTAAAAGATTGGTTTATAAATTTTCCAAAAGACCCATCTTGTAGTGATCGTGTTAGGGGGTGGTTGACAAACCCAGCACATAAAATAATAATGGAAGAAACCTTAAAATTACAAGGTAATATTAAGGGTATTGGTCAACATGCCGCTGGTATAGTTATTACGCCAGGTCCATGTTGGGAATATGTTCCCGTTAACATTGTGGCAAAACAAAAAAGTATTGTAACAGCCTTTCAAGAGGCAGATAAATCTGGCAAAGATCTTTCAGAATTATGTATTTTAAAATTAGATAGATTAAAAATTGAAACACTTAATGTGATCAAAGAAGCTATTGCTTTAATTAAAGAAAAAAAGGGAATAGATGTTTATAAGCAAGTAAAAAATGTAAACGTTGATGATAAAAATTTGTTTCACGAATTAAGGCTTGGAATGAATAACGGCATATTTCAATTTGAAAGTGCTGGTATGGGCGGTATTATTAAGGGTATGAACACAGAAACTTTCGAAGAGTTAATTGCGGCAAACGCCTTGTTTAGACCAGGTCCAATGGAAATAAAAGCTCATGAGGAATTTATCACAAATAAATTTCACCCAAATGATATAAAGTATATTCACCCAGCTTTGGAACCGATACTTGGAAAAACAAATGGAGTTCTTGTTTATCAAGAGCAACTTATGTTTATTGCCCATGTAATAGGTGGTATGACTCTTGGAGAAGGCGACATGCTTAGAAGATATATGGATAAGGCAAGTCCAGCTATTAAGAAAAAAAATGCTGGCGAAAACTTAAACAACAAAGAACAAGCTAACTATTCAGAGTTTGAAAAATATTGGAACAAATTTCTTGAAGGCGCTGCGAAGCAAGGATATAAGGTAAATGAAGTAGATAGAATAAAAGATTATATTGTTAAATATATAGGCTATTCATTTAATAGATCTCACTCTTGTGCTTATGCATATCTTGCGATGCGTACACTATTTTTAAAGCATTACTATACAACAGAATTTTACACAGCTTTATTTAATCACCCAAAAACTTTTAATGATAAAGAAAAAACACAAGCTTGGATAACATCCGCAATTGCCGCAGCTATGTCTCAGGGTATTACAATATTGCCGCCCTCTTTAAAATCTGGTTGGCACTGGACAATGACTGGAGACAAAGAGATATCAATGGGTTTCTCAGCTATTAATGGCGTTGGAGATATTGCTTTTAAAGAATTAGAGGAGCTGTTGTTAACAAGAAAAAAGAAATTGGAAAACATTACAATGGCTGAATTTTTCGAATTACCATTTTCAAAATTTAATAAAACCAGTTTTGGCTCTTCTGTAAAGGCAGGAGTATTTGATTCTTGGTCAGATTCAAGACAATATCTTGTTTCTTTAAAAGAAAAAAAGAAAAGAAAAAAAGTAGACGCTAAGCAAATTTTTATGTTTGATATGGGCGGTGAAGAATTTAATTTAAATAACCAAAAGCATGATTTCCCAAATACAACTGAAGAAGAGAGGCGTTTGAGTTTTTTAGAAGTTTGTAGTTTTGATCTTGAAAAAATAAAACGTGTTGCTCAAATTAAAGAAAAAATAGCGGCAATTTCAAAAAGGCCTATTGAAAATATTATAAACTTTGAGAGTGATGGCTGGTATTATTTCTTACTTGAAGATGTTCGTGAAGCAACAGCTAAAACTGGAGCCAAATATTTGGTTTTAAAAGTTGGGGATGGAATCGCCAATCAAAGCTTGAGAATATTTTCTCCGTTAGCTGAAAAAATTAGACCAATGTTACAACCTGGACAAGTGTATGCAACAAAGTTTGAAAAAAACCAAAATGGTTTTATTAATATTATCAGAAACGCACAATTGACAAAAGTTGACATATGACAGAAGAAGAAATTATGGATGGTAATAAGATAATTGCTAAATTTATGGGCATAAGCGAAGCGATAGAGAGAACTGAAAAGTTGGGTGGCAGTGGATATGCTGGATGTAATTATTATAAATCTTGGAATTGGATTATGCCAGTTGTTCAAAAATGCTGTGAAGAAATATCTAAAAGACCAGGAATAGATGCTCGTGGTGGTTGGACTCCAGAAAACGGATATACCGAAGACATATACACAATGAGTTTAAATAACCCAATTAAAAAGGTTTATAAGGCAGTTTTGTTTTCAGTTAATAAAATAAATAAAATAAAAAAAGAAACTAACATTTAAAATTTTGGAAGAATTAAAAAAAAAGATAAGTGTAGAAATTTATACTGACGGTGCATGTAAACAGAACATCGGAAAAGGTGGATGGGCATTTTTAATTTTAAAAGACGAAATAGATATATTTGACAAAAGTGAACCTGTTTCAGAAACTACAAACAATCAGTGTGAAATGCTGGCCGCAATAAACGGATTAAAGGAGTTGTCAAATTTTTTTGAAGACGGAGAAATAAAAGTTAAATTGTTTTCAGATAGCGCTTATCTAGTTAATGCTTTTTTGGATAAGTGGATTGAAAATTGGATGAATAATGGTTGGAAAAATTCAAACTCTCATCCAGTGGCAAACAAAGAGTATTGGTTAGAACTAATACAGTTTCAAAAAAAATATAATGTAGAGTTTGTTCAGATAAAAAGAGTGTCAAATGAACACGCTAAAAAAGTGGATGGACTTGCTAAAAAAGCTTCTAATGTAAAAACTTAGCTACCAATGTAAGTGCGGTTCCAAAAATAAAAGAAAGAACCGAAACTATAGTCATAGCCTTAACTTTAAATTTTTTATAATCCTCTGTGGATTCTCTTAATTCTTTTGTAATTAAATAAAGATCAGTCACGTCAGCGTCAATTGATTGGTGTTGAGCGTAAAATTTTTTCATTTCTTTAAGATCTTCTGCATTTAAAACTTTTTCAATAGAATCTTTCCATGCTTTAAAATCACCAACAGCACCTTGCAAATTGCCTATTTTGGCTAATTCGATATTAATTTTTTGAATTTCTTGCGAAAGCTTTTCTTGACTTAGATTAAGCTTTTCAAGGTTTACCAATATTAAATCCAAAACTCTATTTGTGTTTTCTTTTTCCATGGTTAAGCAACGTTTTCTTGGTTGTTTAGGTAGTGTAGTGCGTTTTTACACTCATCTATAAGTGTTTCAAATTTATTATTTATTTTAGTGATTGTTTCTGAGATAGAAGCTATTTTTTTATCATCTAATTTAGGTGTGTTTTTTCTTACAGCGCTTTTGTCTGAAGAAGTAACAGATTTCTTCTTATTATTAGAAGGGGAGCTGGGTTTGTTTCTCTTTGGCTTCACTTTTTTTGTTTATAAATATATCGTTTTTATGTGTTTTTCAAGATATTTATAAAAAAGTTTAAAAAAAAATTGTGAATAACTTGTATGAAATCTAAAAGGGTAAAAAAAGAAATAGAAAGACTTAAAAGAGCAGCTCTTGGTTCCGTATCTTTGTTGAGAAGTAGCGCCAAAAAAAATTCTGAAAAGATGACATGGCCTGAAAGAGAATTTTGTAAAATATTAAAAGAATTAAAAGTAGAATTTGAAACTCAAAAAATAATAAAAGATAAAATTTTTGACTTTTATATACCTAGTGCAGGTTTAATTGTAGAAGTCGATGGAGATTACTGGCATGGTAAGGAAGAAAAGTTTGAAAATTTAAATGGATTACAGAAAAAAAATCAAAGAAATGACGTATATAAAGATGGTCTTGCTAATATAATGGGATATTCTATCGAGAGAGTTTGGGAGTCTGATTTAAAAGATAATTACAAAGCAGTTAAAGATAAATTTAAAACAATATTGAAAAATGGAAATTAAAAAATTAATTAGAGAGATAATTTCACGTGTAATCCACGAAGAAGATATGCTTGGCGGAGATATAACTGGCACAATAAAGGACATAGGAACTCAACTAGATGTTGATTTAAAAAATATTGACAGTATAGTTAAAACCCAAAAAAACGATTTAAGCAACACTGACAATCAAATTAAATCAAAATTGCAGCTTAGATCTAAATTAACCGCTACCTCACCAGAGAGAAAAGGTCTTGAAAGAGAGGTACCTGAAGCTCAAAAAGTATTAAAAACTAAACAGCAACAATTAAAAGACCTAGAAGACGCACAAAAAGGCATGACTCAGGCCAAATCTGAAATAGAGAAACAGAGACAAGAAATTGAAAAACAAGCTTTAGCAGCGAATCAAGGTGGCAAAACAGCATCTTCAAACGTGTTGCCTTCTCTTCAATCTCCAATTTAATATTAAATTCATTTTATTTTAGAAAAATTTTAGGTTATTATTTATCTGTAATTAAACAATTTTAAATTATGGAAAATAATAATGAAAAAATAACCATTGGTAACGGTGGTGGTAACAATGGCGGCAATAATGGTGGAAACAATTATAACCCTGCTTTTCAAGACTCAGCTGATGATGAGTTTAAAATCCCAACCGAAGAGCTGCAATTACCATCTCTTGGTAAATTTTATGCAAATGGAAAATCTAGTGTAAAAATTAAGTATTTAACAGCCGAGGGTGATAATATTTTGTTTTCTACAGATCTTATTAAAAGCGGTAAGGTTTTAGATGTTCTTTTAGAAAATGCAATTGTAGATAATGATTTAAGACCAGATGAAATGGTTTCTGGTGATAGAAACTATGTTCTGATTGAATTAAGAAAAACTGGATTTGGACCTGAGTATAAGCCTGGAAAAATAACTTGTACCTCTTGTGGTCAAGATGATTATCCAACTGTTGACTTAGATAAATTGAAAAAAAGAGAATTAGACTTAATGCCAGATGAAAATGGTATGTATGCTGTAATTCTTCCAACAACAAAAATGGAAATAAAATTTAGACTTTTAAAGGGTGCTGATGAAAAAAGGTTAGCAAAAATGATTGATGGCGGTGCAAAAAAACAAGGCGGAATAAAAGTTTCAAAAGTAATTACAGAAAGATATTTGTTGCAGATCATGGAAGTGAATGGAATAAAAGATAAACTTTATATTTCAAGGTTTATTAGCGCAATGCCCACAAGAGATTCTTTGTTTTTCAGAGAATATAATCGTCAAGTAGAGCCAGGAATAGATTTGAATTATGAATTTGAGTGTCCTCATTGCGGTAATTCAGATTTAAAAGATGTGCCAATAACGCATCGTTTGTTTTATCCAGACGTAGATTAATATGGAAGAACAAGCTCTAACATTAGAAGAATTAAAAAATCTTAGAAAAGAGTTTGAGAGATACATATCTAAATTTGAAGAATTTACTTCTGTAACAACAAAGCAGGGTAATAAACAAATTGAAGAGCGCCCATTTGAAATATTAACTTTACCATCTAAGGGCGAATTTTACAAAAATAAGAATAAATTTTTATTAATAGGGTTTATTACTTATTTCGAAGAATACATTCTCACAAATGAAATTATGCATGAGGCGGATATTGCAATGCCGCTCGTGCTTTCTAAGGTAATCCTAAATTCAGACTTTGATATAAAAGATATATTATCTTGCGATGTGCAAGCAATATCAATGTTTCTTCGAGCTTATTCATATGGCAATACAATAGAAATTGATGTAGAATGTCCGCACTGCGCTCACAAAGACAAACATAAAATCCTTATTTCTAATTTTAAATCTAAAGAGCTGGAATATCAACCAGATGAAAATGGGGAGATAAGTCTTAAAACTTCGCAATTTAATATTCCATTAAAAATAACTCCAAGAACATATTTAGAGGAATTAAAATTTAATAAAACGGAACGAAACTCAATTGAAAAATTAGCATTCTTTGTTTCTGAATTTATGGGATTTAAAGAATACAACGATATTGTAAAAAAAATAACGATGTTGAAATTAGTGGAATCAAGAGATGTTAGAAAGGCTGTGTTTGAAAATCTTCCAGGTATAGATGCTTCTGTTAGTTATGATTGCGAGTTGTGTTCAAAAAGCACAGTAATTAATTTTGGAAATGATGGCGCTGACTTTTTAAGATTGCCAAGCTCGTTTATGAATAATGTTTTAGAAGAGATATTTTTATTAACACACTATAGCCAAGGTGGTGTTTCTATGACAGATGCTAAAAAAATGCCAGTTGGAGAACGTAGATGGTTTATCAATAGGTTAAGCGAAGAAATAACAAAAAAGAATGAGGCAGAAAAGGCCGCAGTAAGCAAGGCGAAAAGTAAAAAATAACCTGTTTATTAAATTTATGCCATATTTATTAGAAAGTTTTGCGTAATGAATTACCAAGAAGAATTTAATAAACAAAAAAGTATTACAGAAGGAATTTTCAATGAGTTATTTGGTTTTGGTAAAAAAGAACCACAGAATGGCGTATTTTTTGAAAAAGACGGAGTTTATTATTTTGGAGGAGGTAGAAGTACAGCAGAAAGAATAAATCAACCATCAACTCTTGGTTTTTTACAAAATTTTAACTGGGAAGGTAGCAAGTTAAAATTTGTGGTTTCTCCAGAGACGCAATTTCATGCTAAACTAATGAATTTTGATTTGGAAAAAGAAATAATTACTTTTTTTAAGGGCGAATGGTTATCTGGTGGTTTTAGAGGCACGGAATTTTTTGGAGTTTTCCAAGGAGATTATTTTATTGGTAGATTTACTAGCAGTAACACAACTTATAAATCAGATCCTACAACATTTATAGAAGGAACATTTTATGATTCTCAAAATGGCATATTAGGCCTTCAAAACACATTGAGTTTTGCACAAACTCAACCAGTAGAATTAATTTCTATACCAGTTGGACACATGCTTACTATTAAGACAAAAAATGGTACAGAGTGCATGATTAGAGTTTTAAAAAGATTAGATGCAAACAATTCTCAGTTTATTTACGAAGTTGTTAAGAAACCAATAGGATACGATCAAACCATTACCAAAGAGGTTGTTGAATGGCCGAAGATAAGAGAATATTGGAGCACTGGTATATATAAGATTAGCTTATCTTCTAAAAATATTGCTGGTCTTTTTGAAATTCCAAGCGGAGATCAAATTACAGAAATTTATATCTCTGAATCAAAAGAAACGCCTACAACATCCAGCAATTTACAAAAAGACACATTTCAGCCTGGTAAAAAATATCAGTTTGATCTAAAAAGTATTCCATATTTGGACATAAAACAATTAAGAGGTAATAAGGGGCAATTTTTAGGCAACTCTTCAAATTCTTTAATTAATTTATCTTTTGATTCAGAAGCTGAGTTTTCAGAATATGAAAAAATATTAAATTCAATAAAAAGTGGTCAATTTGCTCAGGATATTAAAAATATAAACAGAGCAATAAGATACGGAGAAGTGGATGGGTATGGGCCATATGTTTATCTAAAAAAGGTTTTCAACGATATTAAAGGCGTTAATTCCATGAATTTAGATGAGGCAAAAAGACCTTTAGGTCAAATGCAGCCAAATATCGCTCCTGGAAAGATTAGAAAGAGCGCTAGCGCACAAGATGGACAAAGTTCAGGTGCGCAAAAAAACTCAGTTAAAACGCAAGAAAAGGGCATAAGCGTGGCAGATTCAATGTCTAGAGTAAGCAATTTTGTTAAATTTTTTACGTCAAAAACAGCCATGGGAACAGATGTTCTAGTTGCGCCACAGGCTAATATTCCTCAGCCAGGACAGCAAGCTGACCCTAATTTTGTTAATCAGTTTAAGATGCAAGAGTCGGTTAGAAAAATAATAAAGGATCATTTTTGAAACCTTTTAATTTTGTTTGCGTATAACTATGTAAACTGCTAATTATGAAAAATACGACATTTAATCACAAAGGCAAATTATTACAGGGTTTAATAAGACTTCCTATTGGAATTCTAATAGTTTTCTTTCTTGCCGAAAGCGATAGAACACACATTGAAAAACAATTTATGGATTTTGGGCAAATGTATGTTTCTAAAGCATTATGCGAAATTGCATTCTTGTTTTTAACTCTTTTTGTTTTATATAAGGGATTGAAATTTACAATTGTCGGAGGCCTTCAAGTTTTATCATACAAACAAAGATTAACCATTATGGGAGAGTGGGGGGATGGCCCAGGAACTGGTCCTTCTTTAAGATATAATGAGGGTGGTTATAAAAACATTGAGCAAGCTATTAGATATAGAGAAGCTGCTATGGCTGGAATGAATTCAGCCGATGCTGCAAGATACTTAAATAGCACTTCTAGATTAGATGTCATGAGAGATTCTTATAACAATTCTGGCCCAAACACTCAAAGAGCTGCAAGTTTCACAAATGCTAGAATGGCTGGATTAAATGACTATGACAAGGTGAGATATATTCAGGGTAAAATTAAATAAGTTTTTTTGAATTAAATTTAAAAACCACTCCACAACGGGGTGGTTTTTTTTTATTTAATATTTATAAAAAACATTTAAATGGCAGCAGACAATACAAGTAAACAATATTTGGAAACTATTAAAAGGTTAAAAGATATTGTTGACAAACAAAAAAGCGTACAGCAGTCTACTGAGGCTATTAAAGAGTCATGGAAAGCCATAAGTTCTGAGTTGTTTAAAATTGACGGTGCAGATTTTTTTAAGCAAGTACCAAAATCAACAGAAGAATTAAAGCAAATGTCAGAAACTGTTTCTGAATTACAAGAAAAATTTAACGAAGCTGGAAAAGGTTTCAGCGAAATGATATCTCCTGAAGTAAAGCAAGAATTGCTAAAAACTTTCGAATCCATTTCCACATTGGTTTATACAACCGATAAAGACGGTAAAAAAGTTTTAGATAACACAGAGGCAATAAGCGCAGAATTAAGAAAAATAAGAGCGAACAACACCGCTTTATCTATTTTAGACGATAATGCCTTGTTGGACTTCGCAGAAAAAATAAAACTTCAAAAATCATTAAATAAAGATAGTCTTGATTGGGAAAAAATTATACAAGGCACCAACAAAGAGCAAAAATTAGCCATAGGCCTCATGCATGATAACGCAGATGCGTTTAATGAATTTAATGATGTTATGAGTGATTCTGCAGAAGCTGCCGCAAAAATACGTGAAGAAATGTTGAAGCCAAACGAGGTTTTTACTCTTGGTAAAAATTTTGAAAATGTTTTTATTGCTCTAGGTAAAAGAATGAAAAATGAGTTAATTGGAACATTAACTGAATTTGACAGGGTTTTACACGATGTTCAAAAAAATACCAGCATTAACATGGTTGCGAACACTCAAGCGTTTAGTAAATTAACCACAGAAGTATCTCAATATGGGGTTTCTATTGAAGGGGCTGGTAAACTAATGGCAGATATGTCAAAAGAGCTTAGAACGACTAATTTTAACGTTCTTGCAACTGCTGCTAAAGATTTTGCTGCGATTGAGGGAGCTACTGGTGCATCAGCGGAAGATATTTCCACAATTGCTGGAGAGTTAATGAGAATGGGTGAAAGTTCAGGACAAGTTAAAGATTTCATGCAAGAAGCTGATCAACAAGCAAGAATGTTTGGTGTTAGTTCAAGCAAGGTTTTGGGTGGTATTAGTAAAAATATTAAAAAAATGCGTGAGATGGGTTTCACTGGAGGTGAAAAATCATTGATGAAAATGGCTGTTACTGCTGAGAGATTAGGAATGAATATTGATGAAACTTTTGATATGGCTAAAAAAGCTAGAAGTATTGAAGGCGCTATGGATATGGCGGCTGAATTACAGCTAGCTGGTGGTTCATTTGCAAATATAAATCCAATGGATTTATTGTCAGCTGCAAGAAAGGGTCCAGCAGAGCTTCAAAAAATATTGACATCAATGGGTAAAGATATAGGTCACTTTGACCAAGAACAACAAAAATACGTTTTTGACCCAGTAGATGTAGATAGATTGCAAATGGTGTCTGAGGCAACTGGTCAATCAATGGAGAGTTTGCAAAACATGATTTCGAAAAACGCTGATGATGTAGAAAAGACTAACATGTTTTCTAGTTTAATTGACAGCATGGATGCCGCAGATAAAGATCTTGCAAAATCTAATATTGCCGATATGATGAAAAAGACTAAGGATGGCAAAATTGAATTTGATGCAAGTAGCGATATGGCAAAGAGAATGGGAATTAATTCACTGGAAGAATTGCAAGGTATGAGTAGCGCAGATTTGAAAACAAAGATGGAGGCGGATAAGGTAACACTTGAAGAACAAAATAGAAGAAATCAAGATCTTAAACAATCTTTTGACAATTTTATGAATGGTCTACTTTCTGCTTTAACAGTTTTTCAACCACTTTTAGAAATTTTAGGAGATATATTCCAAAAATTTAGTAAAACGTTTGCCTGGTTTGGCGATACGTTTGGTAGATGGTCTCAAGTTTTAATTTCTGGTTTAATACTTGCGTTTGGAATTTTTGGAACAAATGTTACAAAAATGATTGGTGGTATGGCTGGAAATATAAAAGGTAAAATTGCTAAAATGTTTAATAACGACGCAGACTCAACACCAGATAATATGAATTCTTCGGTTGGAGGAGCAGGTGGCGGTGGCGGTATTGATATGGCTAAGAAATGGGAAGGTATAAAAGATAAAATGACAAACATAGCTGGCGGCATAAAAGATACAGTAAGTGGAATTTTAAAATTTGTTACCGATATTATTGGAGAAGTAACAAACGCTATATCTAGAATCATTCAGTCTATTGGAGGTGTAATTACTTCTATTTTAGATGTTTTACAAAGTGCTGTTAAGGGTATTGGTAAAATATTTGTTACAATAATGTCCAGCATCGGTCAAGGTATTACTGCGTTTGCAACTTCTGCCGCTGTTGGTCTTGGAATATTAACTCCATTTATACCCGTTATAATTGTTTTAGCTGCAGCTATTATAGGTCTTGCTTTTGCTTTTAAATTATTTGCAGAGGGATTAGCTTCATTGGCACCATTAATTACAGCTGTATTTAATGGAATAGCCACAGTTATAACATCAATAGGCTCTGCTGTATCTGCGGTAATTGGTACGATAGCAGATTCTATTGTAAAATTATCTTCTGTTAATGGTGCCAATTTATTTATATTAGCTGGTGGTTTACTAGCTTATGGCGTTTGGTGCTGGCTCAATGGTTGGTGGAATTATGAGCATGTTTGGCGGTGGAATGTTTACACAAATATCAGAATTGGCATTAATGGCTCCAGCGATATCTTTGTTGGCGAATAGTTTAAATTCAGCAGCAGATGGTATTATGAAATTAAGCGAAGCTGCTGAAAAATTAAACATAGATAAACTTGAAAAATTAAAAGATGTATCAATGGGCTTAGCTAACAATATGAAAAAAGCTAACGAAAATGAAAGTCAAAGGTCTCAACCAGCAACTCAAGCAAAGGGTGGAGATGGCGAAGCTAGAAAAATAGAAATAAATCTTAAGATAAACGGTAGAGATCTTCAAAACTTCATAGTTGCAGATACCAAAATTGTAAAATAATAAAATTTATATTTTTTTTGCATGTTATTTATTAATAAACAAACACGTGAACTATTTTGATGACAATAACTGGAGTGAAATAAGCGAGGAAAACCTTAGGTATTTCTATGAAGAATTTTCAAACGATGTAAGAAGAAGGCTTTTGTCAAAAAATCTTATTTCTCCAAATGATGTTTATGAGGTTTTATATCCGCAAACAAAAACTTATCTTTTAGCTAAAAATATTCCAAAGATTACCGACCTTGAAAACAGCTCTGCTTTTATAAGAGAGGCACTTTTAGCAAAGACCGTTTCTGAAAGTGCCTCTTTAGAAAAATTATCTGAAGATACAAGAAAATCTTTGCTTGCAAGAAACAAAATTACCACAGAGGCGGATCAACTTTTACAAAAATCATTAGTTGTGCGAGATGATCTATTATCTAAAAACACATCTTCTAAAAATGATTTATTAAAAGATTCAGATTCTTTTAGAGATAAAAATATTTCTCAAGGTAAGCCAAAAGCAAATGCACAATTTGAGGCAGATGCCAACAATGATTCTTTTAGAGAAAAAAACATCACTGCAAATTTAAAAAAGACAACAGATATAGAAGATGATTCAAAAGTTTTTAGAGAAAATAACACTTCTTTGAATGTAAATAATACATCTGATGTTGAGAGAGATTCTAGTTCTTTTAGAGATAAAAATATTTCGGCAAATGTTGAAAAAGTTTCTGATATTGAATCTGAATCAATTGCTTTTAGAAATAAAAACATATCAAATAATATAGTTAAAAAAACAGATCTAGAAGAAGATTCTAAATCTGCTTTAAAAAATAATATTTCTCTTAATGTTCCAAGTTCTTCTGATTTAGAAACAGATTCTAATAAATTTAGAGGTAACAATGTTTCTAGTAATGTAACTAGCACAACAGATTTAGAAGCAGACTCTGAATCTTTTAGAAGAAAAAATATAACAAACAATGTTGAAAGTAAATCTGACTTAGAATCAGATTCAAAAACTTTTAGAGAAAAAAATATTTCTAAAATAGCGCCAAGCGTTTCTGATATTGAATCTGATTCTAAAGAAATAAGGGACAAAAACATTTCGCTTAATACGCCAACGACTTCTGATTTAGAAAAGGACTCTAAGGCTGCGTTAAAGAATAACACTTCGCTTAATACGCC